GGCCGTCGGCGCCGTATGCGACGGCTTCGACGGGGGTTTGGGCGGCAAGTTCAGCAAAGTAGGCGGCCTCGGATTCGTTGGCAGCAGCGGCTTTGATAGTGGCGCGGGCGGCGAGTTCGACGGGGGTCATTGCGGTGATGGTCTTGGTCGTCATGGTGTCTGTCGCTTTCTGTGTAACTGCTATTCTAACCATCTTTAGTATAACACAACTATTTGACGTGTCAAATAGTTTTTAGACCAATTTGGCACCAATTTGGCACGAGTTTTCATTGTACGAAAATATAGCCGTGCTGACTAAATATCTCACCGAACCTTTCCGCATCGTTGCCAAAGTAGAACAGTGCTTGACCGCGCGGATTGCCTGCCTTGCCTTGGTTGGCTCCGCGGATGTACTCGAGCCGACCGCGCGTAAAGCACACCGCATCGCAGTTGGTGAGCAACGTAAAAAACCAGCCCACCTCCGTCGCCGCGTTGACCAACACAATCATCTCAAAGTCCCTGACCGTGGTGAAGCGTCGTTGGTACGTGATGAGCTGGGTAATGCAACGGTCGATGACTTTGCGCTCATAGGGTGGATTGGCGAATACTTTGGTGACCACTGGCCACTCACTGAGGAAGGCGTCGTCTTCCTTGGTGAAGTAGTGGTCGGCTCCGACGATGACGTTGGCGGCGTCGCATGAGTAGGGGTCGAGGTCAATAACACCGCCAAACACCGCCTTGACGCTGGCGACGATGTGATGCGGTGTGTACCACTCGTTCGTCGATGACTCAATGAGATACTGCGCCTTCATACGCTGTCACCCTGCTGCCGTCGTAGCTCGCGGCTGATTGCGTCGCCGGTCACCGTCATCGCCCGGTCGAGCGTGGTGACGACCGTGTCCTTCATAGACTCGTCAATGGCATCATAGACCGTCACTTCGATGGTACTGGGTGACGTGCGGTGTACCCAGATTTCGGTGTGCCCGACTTGGCGGTAACTAATCAAACTGTGCTGATTCATGGTATACTCCCTGCTAATTGGCGATTTGCCAAGACTCAAAGACATATGTACGAAGCCCCGCACGGTGTAACAACCATGCGGGGCTTTGTGCGCCTACTTATCTTCCATCATGTGGACGGCGGCGTCCCAGCCGTCTGCGAATGATTCCTGCATCATCTTGTGGTGCCAGTCCGCCATCTGCTTTTCATACCAGACCCAGCACCGCACGATGGTGACGCTTGCTCCCATGACCATCGCCGTGATACACAGACCCACTAAGATAGTGCTCATTACTTCGCTCCCGTAATTCTTAGCGTCGCTTTGCGCGTCGTCTCTTTGCGGGCATCGGCGATGGCTTTGGCGGTGTGGACGTCGCCGTCCTGCAGTGCTTTGTCTTTGATTGCGTCGATTGCTTTGGTGTCGTAGCTGTGCGACGTTGACGGCGGCGTAATCAACGCAGAGCCGACGTGGTCAACCTTGAGTGATCCCCCAAGCGCCTCCACGAGTACTTGCAGATTGCGCCGCAGGTCGTCGATGTTGGCTTCGTGCGCTTCGAGCTCCGACTTCATCTCGAAGTAATCACGAAGCAAGAGCGCAGCGGCTTCACGGTCGAACTTGGCGCGGTCGAAGTCTAGCTCAGTCATTACTTTTTCCCCTTTGGCATAATGGCGGTTGCCCAGCTGGCAACGATGTGCGACACGGCGATGCGATGAGTGGCGATGAGCTCCTCGAGGGACTCGGGGTTTTCGTCGACGATGGCGTAGAACTCCGCATTGGTCATGCCAGCGATGAGGCTGGCGCGGACTGCCCAGCGGTTGCCACTGAGTTTGGTGTAGATGAACTCGACGGTCACTCCGTCGCCAAGGATAAAGAGGTCAGTGAAGTAAGCGTGGTGCTGTGCTGACTGTGGCATTACTTTGTCCCTTTGCGGTGACTGTCGAGGTACTTGGCGACGGCGAGTTCCAAGCGGTCAATCTGTGTCATCAGCCGCTTGACCTCGGCCTCCTTGCCCTTGGCTTTGGCTTGCTCCATCATGTACGCCGCCATGGCGATGCTTTTGGCTGCGGTCTCAAGCGGTGTCTCGAACTGGGTGATGTCGGGGTGATCGCTGTGCATGGTTCTTCGCTTTCGTTGTATGTCTTCGGCGCCTCAGGGTGAGGCGCCGTGCTGACCGTGGTGAGGCTTAGCGGGTGGCCAGTACATCGCGATATGCGGAAGCCATTGCGAGGGTGTCATCGGTGCCCATGGCTTCCCACATGGCAATGGATTCTTGCATTGATTCCGTGGTGTAATTGAGCGCCTCGATGATTTGCTTTGCAATACTATAAAAAAAGTGAATCTGAGCGATTTCAGCTTCGGTGCGGATGCGGATTGGGAGGTTGTCGATGTTCATGGTGTGTGTCGCTTTCTGTGCTACTGCTTCCTAACTGATAACAGTATACCACGGTACTAATTTACTTGTCAAGTAGTTTTTAGACCAATTTAGCACCAATTTGACACGAGTTTTTTATGCTATAATGAAGTCAAGCCAACGGCTCGGTTCTTGCTTATCGCTTTGTCAAGAAACTGGGTTCACGCTAAATAACTGCACCAAGCCCCGCTACGTTTTTTACGTCGTAGCGGGGCTTGGTGCGTTGGTGTGAAGGAGCATAACGTTTGAAGCGCGACACCCAAAACGTCACTAGTAGTATATCACGAAGCGGGCGGCGTGAGCCAATCGACCGCACCGCTCCAGCCTTGTGACTGCACCGCTTCCGGTATGTCACGCAAGGCTTTGCGATATGCCCGCCACTGTGCGACCTCATACGCCGCCAGCGGCACGTCGGGAAGCTGTGTCCAGTCGCACAGTTGCAAGCGACGGTCACGCTCAACGCGGAGCGCCGCCATGGCTTCGTCGTAGGTGTAGGGACTGTCAACCACGGTGGCGCCCTCTGGTGGCTGCGGATATTCAACGCCGTAGTCATCGTAATAGGCGATGCGGATTGCTTCGGGGTCGTAGATGCGGTTGATAATCATGAAACGGCTCCTGTCAGCTGTGCGATGTGGAGGAGTGGCGATTCGTTGTTGCTGTTTTCCGCAGCGACGGCGAGGTTGTCATTGACTGAAGGGATCACCCGGATTTGCAACACGTCGCCGGTAGCGAAGTACCTGACCATGGTGGCGACGTGATAATTGATGGCCACCCAAGATCGACCGAAGTATCCAATGTTTGTTCCATTGACGACCCGCTGGGTAAAGAAGGTGACGTTGCTGGATGTCTGTAAAAACGTCTGTACGGCGTAGTATCCCGACGTTGGCATCGTAATATCCGTCGTCGCCCACGTGAAGCCTTGGTTGCGTGTTTCGGTCTGCCATGTGATAAGCGTGCCTGCCGTCGTGATGGCAAGGCTTGCCGACCGAGTCAGTGTCAACGCCGCCCCTGGTCGCTCTTGGCGGGCAAGGTCTTGCGCTGCCGCTCTTAGGTCAGCACTAGTTTGATATAAGTCCGACATTGACGCTCTCCGCTCCTAACGCGCTCATTGACAGCGCAACGCTTTGCACCTTCTGTGTGATGTTGCCTGCGCTGTACGCATAGACGGTCACGAGGTCACCGAGGAAGTATTCGCGCCCGTAGCGGAGCGCGGCGTTCTGTAGTACCTCGGTCTGCAGCGTGACCCGACTGCGCGTAGCGTTGCGCAGTGCAATGTCACCAAGCTGGGTATACTCTGCGGTGGTCTTTTGGTTGCGTGCGTCTATCCACGTTTCGCGCAGGTCAAGCCCAGTCGGGAGCGACGCCGGACGCGTGACAATAGCCCGTGCCGATCCCTCGCCTTGCCCCGCCACCACTGCTGCCGTCGTGTCGTTGATGCGGTTGGTACGCAGTACTAACTTGGCAATGGTGCCGGTCTCTACGGATAGAATGACGCTCGCACTGCGGTCGGTGCCGAGTTGCCCGGTGTACCACGTGAACGTCCACGTAGTCGGCGCAGTGTAGACCAAGGCAAAGTCACCGCCGGCGGTGAGCTGGACTTCTTGAAGGACACTAAGGAGATTTTGTCCACTGCATGAGAGTGACGTTGCCGTACCCAGTCCGCCCGACGTTGCCACCGCTGCGCCGGTGAGCACTCCACTGAGCATACGCCCATTGGCCGTCGTTGCCGATGCGCCGAGATTGTAGTTATACAACGTCTTCATCACCGTCTCGGCAACGACTGCGGTGAATTGACTGCGGTTGGCGACGCCACTCTTATACGCCACGATGCGGTCGCTGAGGATTGCATTGGTGCCCACGGCCTGCGCCGTGATAACCGTCGTCTGTCCGTAGCTTTGTATGATGCCCCGAATCGTTCCGGCGAATTCCCGTGTCGAGGCAATGCCGGCGACGATGTCTTGACGATACACTTCGACGATAGCGCCGTAGACGATGTATGGCGCCGTGGTTGACACGGCATTGACGTCGAATTGCGCAATGTCAACGCTATTGACGGTGCGATTGACGGCGACGGTCAGGAAGTCGGTACAGATTGCCGACAATGTCCCGCCCGCGGTGTAGACATAGACTGCGTACTCTGGTGCCATGTTATAACCTCGTGACCGTTACCCTTGAGTCCGTTACAGACCGACCGGCAACGGTTGCGTAGCTTCTTAATATCAAGTAATATGGGCCGCCGGGCGCCACTGTGATGTATTGCGTAGCGCTTGCACGATATATGCTTGATGTTGCATAAAGAGCTGCCGAAACAAGATTAAAACTACTACTCATACCAAAGACGTCCGCACGTCGATTACCCGTGGCATTAGTATCAAAGGTAATTTCAAAATCTATTTGATATACTCCGCTTGTGCCAAGATTAAAGCTTCCGGTTCCCGTGGTTACCGTCATTGAACCGTCACTACTATTTGCACTGCTCGAATAGCCAACAATATCGTAATTTGTGCTCGCAAGCGGCATGGAAACCGTGCCTCCATTGGCTGCGCAGTACTGCGTGTTTTTTTGCTGACGTGTCGATGTATACGGATAGTACGGCGTAATGGCGGTGATTGTCCCTGCCGACGTCGTGATGGTGCCGAGCGTGACAAAGTTTGTCGTCGTGATTGACGCTGTGATTGTCGTAAGTTGCGCAACGGTCGTCAAGGCGATGCGAGTCACCGCTGGGACGACCGTTGTTGTGGCGGCGCCGTTCGCAGTGACGGTCTGATTTCCTGCTGCGGTGTTTGCAATGATAACGACATTATACGTTGCCGAGCCCAGTGTTGACGTGGCAATAGTGACGCTGCCATTGCTCTCATAGAAGTAGCCGCCGACGATTGCGGCGCCGTCTGCGATGGTCAGCGTCGTGGTGCCGGTGCCCGACATTGCGAGATATGAGCCAGTGAGCAGTACGCCGTGACCTAGCCCCGCCCGCTCGAAGGCGCTCATTCTGTCCGACGCATACGTGGTTGCGCCGTCGGTAGCGGCGACGCCCGTCGCCCATCCCAAAGACCGTTCTGTGCTTGCCATGATGCTCTCCTATATCCCGATGTATCGGGTGTAGTATATGATGCTGACCGCCGCTGGCGATGCAGATGCCGAGGCGGCAATGGTGATTGAGTTGATGCCGGTGACAATAGCCCAGGTCGCTAAGTTTGACGAAGCGGACACGGTAGCGATTTGGTTATTACCAAGGTCATCATAGACCGTCTTTTTTCCGTAGCGTAGGTCGTAGGTAAAGGTACGCCCGGCACCGATTGACCCTGTGGTCGTGATGATTTGCCCCGTGGTGTTGTTGGTGATGACTAAGCCGGTAATTGGCCCGAGCGCAGTAATAACTGGGTAAGACAGCCACGTTCCGTCGTAGCTAAACGTGGTCGTAGCGTTGATGTTTGTGGTGCCGTAGGTCCGCGGATAGATGACCGGGTAAGCCGTGGCGGTGCCTGCGATGCCCGACGCACCGCTCACGATTTGCGGCGTTGCATCGTACCATGTCGGGTCGTCTGCTCGTAACTGAATCACCGCATGCAGGGCATAGCTCGCCTTGGCGTCAACGTCAAAGCTCATACCGCCTAGTGTTTTGACGTTGATACTCCGGGTAAACGTGTCCGTCGTCACGGTCACCACGCCCGCAACGTTGGACGGCGAAAAGATACTCAGCAGGCGATTTCGGGCGGCGTATTGCTCATTGATTGACGTAGTCGGCACGAAGACCGGTATCTGTATGATACGCGGGTCTAGGCGGAAGTCTACGTCGCTGTCGCCGTGTTGCATCGGGCCGCGCTGGGTGATGCGGTGCATTGGTGCCAGGCCAAAGCCTTGGTCGCCTTGGTAGTTAAACGTGAAACCGGTGACGCTGTCGTAGCCGTTGAGATTAAACGTAATCGCACCGATGGTGTAGGTGATTGCGTAGCTCATGCCATGCCTCCGGCGAGTAATTGCATCGCTCGCAAGTCGTTGCTAATCGAGGACTCCGACTGCGCCGTTTGATACGACGCCGACAAGTAATAGTTTTGTGTCGTCTGATTGACGGCGCCAACCGATGCACCGGTTGCACCGCTGATTGCACCGGTGATGTCAGGGATACCGCGGATAATACCCGCCGCCATACCTGCGCTCATCTGAAACCCAACCTGATCGGCAAAGAGTTTTGATGGCGACGCGATGCCCAGTGCTTTTTTGGCGGCGTTAAACGCAGCCATTGCAGCTTCCTTGGCGGCGTTGACAATAGCGTCGGCACCGTCGCTGATTCCCCTTGCGATTCCGTTGGCTATGGCTGAGCCAACCTTTGCCGCCTGCGTAGCAAGTGACGAAATCATCTCAATAATTTTAGCTATTGCATTGCTTGCAAAGGTGTTTATGGAGGTGTTAATTGTTGAGATAAAGGTGAGTATCGCGTTTTTCACTGTGTCCCATGCGCCTAGGAAGTTACCTTTTAGTACATCGCTAATCGCAGATAGCACACCAATCACGAGGTCTTGCAACGGCTGCATAATGGTCAACCATATGCGAATCGCTGTTTCTACATACGGCCAGACGACGGTAAAGACGTTATAGAAACCTTGAAACTGCACTTTCATTATGTTGATGGCAAGGGCAACAACGCCAACGAGGATGTCGGCGAGTAGCGTAAAGATTTTTGTGAGTCCGTCAAGTTGCCCCTGCGTTGACGGTGAGGCCAGCTGAGTGACGATGGCATCATAGAGTTTTGCAATGATTGGCGCGGCAGTATCGTAGAGGTCACTGAGTGCCGACGTAATCGGCGCAATGAATCGGGTAAACGATGCAAGCCCTTCGTTGATTCCGTCGAGTCCGCCTTGCCAATCCGTGCCATAAATGAAGTCATACAAGGCGTCGGTAATGCCGCCTAAGAAGCTCATCACGGCATCCCAGTTGACCCCATCAATCCACTTGATAAACACGTTGACTAAGTCTTGCACGGCAGGAACGATGACTTCCTGTGCAAAGCTTCCGAAGCGCATAAGCACCGGCATGAGTGACTCGCCAAGGCTTTGCTGAACATTCTTAAATTGCTCTGCTAAGACAATCTGCTGTCCGGCAAAGGTGTCAACGGCAGCAGCAGCGCTGCCTCCAAACTCTTTACCCAGCTCGTTGAGAATAACCTGCTGTGCGCCGGCGACGTCACCGGTTTCGACCATGCTCTTAATCAGCGCCTTTTGGTCTTCGCTAAACGTCACGCCGACACGGCTCAATGCGGAGATACCTGCGATGGGATCATTGAGCGCCTTACCGACTTGCACTGCCGAGCTTTGTAAATCAGTGCCCATGGCTTGGCTAATGTCGAGGATTGCCTGTGTCGCACTGGTGAATGACGTGCCTTTGATTTCGGTAAACGTCGCAAGGACGTTGGTCGCACCAAGGATGACATCGTCGCTAAATATGGATTGACCGGCGCTTGCACTCATGTTTTGCGCCATGTCCGCAAATTGCTTGGCACTGAACCCCGCCGCCTTGCCCGTTGACTTGACGACTGCTTCGGTCTGTGCAATAACCGAGTTCCATTGCGATGCCTCAGCGATGGAGCCAGTAAGGAAGTCGCCGACTTTACTGAGGGCGGCGCCGGCAAGGTTTGCAGCAGCGGCGCCAATCGCCATGAAGGCACCGGTGGCGATGCTTTGCAGGGCATTGAATCCGCCACCCGCCGACGATGCTTTTTTGCCGACGCCTTCGACGGCGTTGCTGGCATCGTCGGCGACTTTGCTGACTTGGTCGTCACCGATAAAACGTATAACGACGGTTTCTTCGGCCATGAGTTACTTCTTCCTTTTGCTCACTTCGGACTCTATGCCAATCATCTCAAGATGTTGCTGAATGATGTGCCACGGAGGAAGCTGGCTTGGCGGGCAGTGATAGATATCGCGACAACACACAAGCTCGATGTATTCTAGCGGCGCGGGGCTGTGTGTCCAAAGATGTGCCCGCACTGCTAGCATTAGTTTCCCGAGTCGGTGCCGCTGAGTTTCTTCGTTAAGGCTTCGGTGATGAGTTTGAGGTGACGTGCGGGCAAGTCCTCGACTTTGCGTCCGTCGTCCGTCACAACGCACTTTTCAAGGATTGGCAACATTGATTCGATGTCGCCACTGGGCCCGACTTTGGAAAGCGTCATCATATCACGGATGGTTAAGCGGTCTGCGTCGATGGTATACATAGGGGACATCTCCTATTATGGACATCGTAAAAAATGGCGTGGCGCACGGATGTCCGACGTGCGCCCAGCCCGATGATTAGGTGTTGGCGGTGTAAAGGATGCCGGGCGCCCGCACCGTGAAGCTGACCATAAGCGGGCCAGCGCTTGTGCTGTCAATAGGTGGGTAATCCATTGCCGTGATGTAGCCGATGGTCTTGGTTTCGTATTGGTCGGCGCCCGCAGTGGCACCGTTGGGAAGCCACTTGAGCTGTGTTGCCGTGCGGGCTTCAAACAATGCACGCACTGATTGAAAGGCTTCGGCTGCGGTCTCGGTGTAAATGATGTTGACCTTGACTTCCACGGGCTCATACTTGCCGACCGTGGTCAATGCGAAGTTGCCATCGAAGGTGTAGGCTTCGCCGGTGACGACGGTGGCGGTGGTCACGTCGATTGACTGCGAAGAGCCGGAGATGTCGACGTAGGCTGCGCTTACGTAGATGGAGACGGTAGCCGCCGCTCCGGTCATTCCGCCGGTTGTTTGTGCCATGGAGTCCTCCTATTGGATGATTTCGGTGATGGTGAGCGTCGCAGTAATAGCGTCGTAGTATCTGCCCGATCCCTGTGGCCACTCGAGTACCGTCGCGCGAAGCGAAGCGTTACTGAGTACCCACGTCGGGGCGATGAGGGTGCGCAGTGCGTTGTGGTAGGCGGCGAGGTAGCCTTCGACGCTTCCAGCGATGTCTTTGAGCCCAAGCCCAAGCCCTGCCGCACGAAGAAGGGCGACATCTTGCACCGCCCACTCCGCCTGCATGACGTGACCTGAGCCACCCAGCGTCGTTGTTCGTGTCCGAGCCGAAGCCAAGCCGATGGCGTTGACGATGCGGGTCGGGACGTCGGCGTCGTCGACTTGGTCTTTGAGCGTCGTGCCACGCAGGACGTTCATCGAGTAGCCAGTGATTGACAGCGCACAGACGGCGTCGATTATCGTGGTAAGTTGTGAGCCCATACTATGACCGCCTTCGGTACGGCTTAAGGAGCGCTTCGATATCGCGTGACATTGCCGAGGTGACAATGGTACTACCGTCGGCGCTAATGATGCTGTTGCCAAGGTCAGGAGAGCCGTCTCGTTGGCGATACATCTGCGAGGCGAGACGAAGCGTTGCTTGGACGATGTTCGCCGGTGCGGTCAACGAGTAGCCCCACCGTCCGACGATGGAGACGCTGGCTTCAGGGCTTCCGGTGTACGTCCAAAAATAGCCCGACGCTTGCTTGATACGCACCGCATACGCCGGCGTAAAATTCAGCGGTAATGTGATAACACTCGCCGTCGGTACTGCGTTGCCGTCGCCGTTCGTAATGCTCGTAATGGAGATGAGGTCGTAGTCGAGGTCTATGGTGTAGTCGTCTATGAGACTGCCGTTAAAACCCATGCCCGATCCGATGCGGTCAATGATTGGCGTATACTTGCGTGTCGTGTCAGCGCTGGCTTCAAACAGGCGATTGGTGTAGCTTTCGATGGTGCTTTGCGCACGGTCGATACAGAGCGACAGCAGGGTGTCGTCAGTACTTGCCGTGACGCCCATGTAGCTTTTGAGCAATGCTGTCGTCGTGTATGCCACTTAGACCACCCGCTTTTTCTTCGGCGCTTCGACGGGGTCGGCTTCCACCGCCACGGCAAAGCCGGCAGTGATGAGGCGTTGCGCCCACTCCGGGCTTATGTCGATAATGTCGCCGGTCGACGCATACAACGGCGTGACGCCGTCTTCATACGTGCCGGATAATCCGTCTAACATTTGTACTTGCATTGTGACATCCTTAGACCCCGACGCCGTGCGCACGACGCCGGGGCATTGCGTTGGTTAAGCTTGGACGAGGTATGCGAAGGCTTCGCCTTGATTGACATCGCCGCCGGCACGGAAGTAACAGAAGTATCCGATTTCGTCAGTGGCCATGTACAACGAGTCGTTGCGCTTGATTTCGAGTTGACCGTTTTCGACGAAGTTGTAGTAGTTCATGTTACCGAAGATGATTGACTTCAAGCCCGTGGTCATGGCTGGGGTGTACTCAGACGTGAACGCAGGGTAGCCGTCGAGGTCGCGGAGGTTACCGGTTTTCCCGCTGATGCTGTTGGTTGACAACGGCATGAACTGAGGATAGTTGCCGGTCAAGGCGCGAATCTTGCCAAGGGTTGAGTTCTTCATAATCCAGCCCACGTCGTTTCCGCCGGTCATGTAGGCGCCGGGTACGGTGTACTCGAGCTGGCTTACTTCGGCGAAAGTGACCGCGGTGGCGCTGGCTGCGGTGACGCTGTTTGATGCGCGAGCCAAGATGCCGTAGGGCTGGCTTGAGCCGGTGCCGGTGATGATGAAGCTATTCACTGCTTGGGCGTAGGCGCGTGCGATTTCCTGAGTCAGGAAGCTTTGCAAGTTGCTGCGTTCGTCGGTCAAGAGTTCGTTGGTGATTTTCATCGCCAAGCTGTATTTGTACGTGGTGATTGTGCGACTGTTTGCAAAGTTGGGCTCTGAGAAATTAGCCGACCCTGATTCCGCAACGATGGCAAAGGAGCCCTTGGTGTCTTGGCCAGGTACGACGATGGACTTTTCGCCGGTGACAATGCGGCGAATGTTAAATGCGCCGAGTAGGCTCTGTTCGTCACGGCGGGCGATGATTTGGTCGTAGAGGTCAGTAGGTACCAAGAAGCCGCCGGTGTTGTTTGACCCTTCGGCGAGCGTGGCTTTGGCGGCGATGCGGTCGCCGGTCTTGAGGTAGTACTTGAGGGCTTCGTTCGGCTCGTTGCTGAAGCCACGGCTCGTCACGGTCTTGGTAGCAGGCGCAGTCATCACGCCGCCTTCGACGGGGGTGCCGGCGACGTTCTTGAGCGCTGCCACGACGGCGTCTTGTACGATTTGGTTGATGTTTTCCACGTTGTAAGTTCCTTTAGTGTTATTGGTTGAGGTTGTATCGCTAGGGCTCAACGTCGCCGTCGCAGTGCGCACGGTGCCGTCCTGAGTTGCCTTCACTTCGGTAAGAGTCCGAGGTTCCGCTGGAGTTGGAGTCAGAGAGATTTCGCCGACGACCCAGCGCTTGAGTTCGCCATTCTGACGTACCACGAGGTGACTAAGTGCGCCGGTACTGAGTCCCAGTGCGCCACTCTTGACCAACGCCATAACCTCGTCAATGTAGTCGAGGCGCTTGTCTAACTCAATCTGTACGTCGATGCCGTCGCCGACCGGTGTCCATGCTTTGACCGTGCCGATTTGACCACGGATTGAGCTAAGCCCGTGGTCGTAATAGACCGGCGTACCGACAAAGCTCCGGGTATCGCCGAGGTCGGTCGTCTTGGTAAAGCGGTCGCCGGTAAGGTCTTGCCCGCCGTAGACGATGCCACGACCCTGTAAGGTGTAGTCGCCTACCGCCTTGACTCCGCTGCCGTAGGATTTTACAAAGTCGGTCATTGTGCTACTCCGAGTAAGCGACGGGCCAAAGCCTTAACTTCGTCCCCTACTTCTATTGTCAGGGGGGTGTCAAGGGTCGACTTTGCGGTCATCTCGTCCAGCCATGCTTGGGGCAAGGCGTCGACGAAGTTTTGCCCTTTGCGCTTGGCGAGGGCGATGAGTTTCTCTTTGAAACTGTCGAAGGACTCCGTCCCACCGTAGCGACCCCATGACGACACCGCCGCACTGATATCGCCCGGCGTGACGATGGGAAAGTTGCGGGTATCGGGGAATACAAAGTCGCCTGCAGGCATGGCTTCGCGTTCCTTGGGTGTGGTGTTGCGGTCCTCGATGGCTTTCATGTCGTCCACTGCATAGTCCATCATCATGTCGCCCATGTCTTCGGGCATCGGCTCAAGCGCTGCCATCACTAAGGACTTTTCCGGGATAACCCATAGCTTACAAATTCCCTCAGGGTCAATCGTGCCCTCAACGAGCTGACACGCCCCGCCTTGGTAAAAGACACAGTTCGCGCAGACCATGCCTTCGTCGTCCCACGGTGAGTCCGCACAGTAGTGGGCGCCGCTTTCGCTGATGCCGGTACTAAACTTCCCCGACGTTGTCACGATGTTCGTATAGGCGGCGACCATGGCGTCTTGGCGTGGGCTCAGTCCCTCCGGCGTCAGCACTTTGACTGCCTTTGCGGGGTCGGGGTCAACTTCGGCGTGACCGAGTTGCACCATGGTTTCCATCATTGACTTAGCATAGCCGTAGCTTTTGGCGATGAGTTGCTGATCGGCGGCGCTATGCCGTGACCCGGCTTTGAAGGACTTTTCCATCTTCGTCTCCTGTTTTGCTAAAATACTGTTTGCCCACGTGCGTCCTTCGTCGCCACCCCAGCCGTGCCATGCTTGCCAGCCCTTGCCTTGCTCGTCCCACGTCGACCCCTCTTTGTCGACTTCGTGGCGAGCAAAGTACGACGCCATGCGCTGTATCGTGTCAAGCGATACCGGACTGCGACTCGCCAACTGCGTCGCCCTCGCAATGCCGACCGGTGTCATGCCACGCTGTGATGGTGGCTTGGCTTTGCGGATGTCGAGCGCTCGCCGTGCGTTCTCAGCGACCGACGCCGGTGGTATGTAGCTGTCTGCCATGATTCCTCCTAGGACAAAATTGCGCTAAGCATCCAGCCGAGTTTTTGATGCGCCATCAAGCGGTCTTGCAAAAAGTTTTGCACCGCTGGCTCGGTGTCTGATTGTGTGATTCCTTGGCGCACCGTCACCATGATGAGGTCGTTCGTCGCCTTGAGCTGAGTAATCATCATGGGTAACGTGTCGTCTTCCGTCGCCGGGTCAATGGGTTGCATCGTGGCAAGTGTGGCAAGCGTCGCCGGCGCTTTGAATCCAAGGCTTCGGATAATCTCGGCGATGGCGTCGATGGCGTCGAAGAGTTCTTGGTAGGTATCGCCTAAGAATTCGTGGTACTGCGGAAAGTCGGCGCCGGTGACATTCCAATGCGAGGCGTGCGCCTTGTAGTAGGCGAAGAGGGTCTGAGCGAGCAACGTGCGAAGCGTGGTAATTAAGTCGTTCATCGTATCTCCTATGGTTTGAACTGTGCGAAGGCTTGGTCGGTGATGGTTTGCAAGTCACCCCGTTGGCGCACAATGGCGGCGGCGTCTCTCGCCGTTTTCCATCGTCCTTTGTGTATCTCGGCTTGTTGGTCACCGACGACATACGGCGCATACGACGCCGCCGACATAAGCACCGCAGTGTCACCGTCAAGGTCGACGCGGTAGCTCCGGTTGAGTGTTTCGCTGCCGTTGAGTCCGTTGCCCGTGCCACGTAAGTAGGGGATGCGCAGTTGCCCACGCTTCCACATCATCATCACAAAGCGCCGTTGTTTCTCAGACTTCCACTTCATCGAGCCACGCTTTGGCGGCGGTGGCTTATCCTCGTTAAGTTGCCCCTGAACAACAACGGCGTATGCCAACGTGACCGCTCGACAGGCGTCGAGGATCGCTGCGGTGCTTATGCGGTTGATGATATCGACCTCGGTGCGAATCATGGGCGCACCAAGCGCAACGACGTATCACAGCGACAGTTCACGTGGGCAGGCGGGCCACTGGCGACTTCTGTTGGCCAATCATCCTCGGTCATGCCGTTAAGGTCAACCCCGTAGGCTTCGCCGGTGCATATCGGGCACACCTTTTCGTCGGCATCGGTGTTCCATACGCGAATCATGGTAATCCCCGCCTTGCCTAAATACTGCTGATATTCCACCGTGGCCTGCGCCGCCGCCCGCGTCGTCTCGGTCACGGCTATCATGCGAGACCGTGCGGCGTCAGATAACGGCAATAGCATCGCCGTGACATCGTCTATCGTCATACCCGGCGTGGTGCGGTAGGTTTCGATGATGGGCTTGATACGGTCTGCCGTCGTCTGGTCTATGCGTGTGGTCAGTTTTGGCACGTAGTCGCTAAGCCAGTCAGTGATCCGCTGTGACTCTTCGCCGGTATCCATAGGGATACTAAACTGTGTCCCCAGCGTGTCGATGCGCTTACCCATCTGCGTTGCCAGCTCGGCGTTTAACACCGGGGCGATGACGTCTTTAAGCGTCGGGTCTACTTCTTTGTTCTGGGTAATTTGCCGTGCCCACGTAGCGCCCCGCTTGGCGAGTTCCGGTGCGATGGCGTTGTAGATGCGTCGCTCATTCGGGGTCATATCGTCAACGGCTTTGACCTCGGCGACGATACGCACCACGTCGGACACCGTGGCATCGTGGCCAATCCGTGCCATTACAGACTTTACTTCGTCGGCAGAGATAACGGCGCTATCGAAGTCACACCACGGCGACTTCCCTGCCTTAATGCGCCGTTCTAATTTTTTTGACAGTAGCGCCCAGTCTACGGAGCGCAGTGCAGCCGACGTCGGTTCCACATTGTCGGCGACTTGGGTGGGCAATGCTACGACCTCGGGCACCACGGTTTCTGGCCCCGTCATCGCCAAGGTCTCTTCGATGTTCTTATAACCCAGCGTTTGCATTGCGCCACGGAGCGGCATCCCTGCCTCGACTAACATCTTAAGTGAGCCAGCGCGGGCGGCTTCGTCGGCCTGCATGACGTCAAGCTCATCAGGGTGATAGACAAGTTCGTAGCCAATGGGCGCAAAGAGTTGCGTATTGATTACGTGTTCGTACAAGCTAAGCCGTGGCACAATCGTCTCTCGCCAAAAACTTTGACGGTCGGAGTCTGCGGTCGCATAGTTGGCGGCGCTGGCTTCAAGCATGGTACGCGGTACGCCCAGCGTCATTGCAATGGTAGTAACTACGCGCTCTTGCAATTCAGGTAACATGAGGTCTTTGATCGGCGGCGTGATGACCGTCGCTTTGATTTCGGGTGAGCGCACAAAGGCGGTGCGAAACGCGTTGACCACTCCACTGAATTTCCCCCATTCTCCTTTAAATCGTTGGAACTCCGCTTCGTCCATATTCTCAGGTAGATTCATAATGGTCACCGGTTGCGCACCGCCTTCGAAGAAGTGGCTTGCAAAGCGCTCCAAGTAGTGGGCAAGTTGCGCACTCTGCAAGGCGACGCGTGCCGGTGGAAGACCGGGCCCGACTTCGTCAGTCATCGACGGTTCACGGAAGTAGACGACGTCGTCAACCGTCCATGGCCCGAAGGTCATACCGCGGAACTGCTGAGTAAACGTCACACCCGCAAAGGGATTACCCGGCGTTGCTTTGCTGGCGTCAAATTTGACGGTGACGGTCTGCGGATTCAGGGCTTGAAACCCCGTCAACACGTTGCCTTTTTTGAGCTTGAGCCAAAACGCCGACCCCGTCAGCAGCAAAGCCCGCTCGGTCTCTTTGATGAGCTGGGTAAAACTTTGTGCCCATGGCCATTCAATCTCGGTACCGTCTCGCATGATGTGGTACGGCACGGAGCTAATGGCATCGCACCGTAGATTCACGGCACGGTACAACATCGGCACGGAGTTATACCCATCGATGGTTGATGTCAGTGCCTCACCGTTACGAAGGGCATCAACCCAGCCGGGATAGCCTACTATTGGCATTACGCAAACCCCCATGATACTCTTGGCTTACTCATCATCGCCACGGCGCCCGAGGCGGCGTCTACGTAGTCGTCATGTGGCGATGAGGGGAAGCCGACGACCTCGTCGATGAATTGTCTATTCCATGCGCCGGCGACCAAGCGCACCTTACCACCCTCAGCACGCGCCGCCCACGGCATCGCTCGGCTTTGCTTATCTTTGTCAACCCTGATTCCTTTGAGGGTGACGCCGGATATCTCCGGCATACGGCGCAGTTCCTGAATGGCGGCCAAGCCGTGTATCGCTTCTTCGATGCCGACCTGCGTGCCGGCTTCGCTGTGCATCGTTGACACGATGACCTTGCGGACGTCTGGCCACTCCGCTTTCATGTGAATGCCTGCGTCAAGATAGACCACGCCGTCATCACCAAGGGCAGCACGGATGGAGGCGGTGTAGTCTGCGCTTGTCTTGGTGGAGGCGGCGAGATCCCAATACCGAAACCACTTGAGACCCTCCGGCGCACGAGGTACCACGCCGAGCCAGTGACGTTGAAACATTGCACCGATGGGGTCAATGAATTGACCGTCAACTTCTTGGCGGTACATCTCGCTTGTCATTGACTGACGAAGTGTCTCGATGAAGTGACTTGGAAGATACGGATTATCCGTGGATTTGGCTTGGGTCACGGTGTAGTCTTCGCCACCACTTTGCCACACGTCGTACAGCCAATTCTTGCCACGTGGCGTCGTGGTGACCCATGCCCGACCCGGTGCACGACGAAGGGTAGCGATGGATGTTGGCCAGGTGGTGTCAGTCATCATCGCCGCCTCGTCCAGCCACAGCCACGACGCATTGGCACCACGCAAGGCGTCGGGATTGTCGGCACTGCGGAAGATGATGGTGCGGTCACCAAGCAAGCGCAGTTCTTTGTCGCTCTTATTCCACGACGTGGCGATGCCCGCCGACGCCACGAGACTCAAGATAGTCTCCATGGCGCCGAGCTTAAGCATCGGATACGTTGGGGCAATGATGAGGCCAAGCGATCCCTCCGGCTGGCGCAACGCTTCCACTGCGCCAGCCCTCGTCTTGCCTGAGCCACGACCGCCGATGAACATACGGAACCGGGCGCTGTCACTCCAGAATCTTTGTTGGGCTCTGGTCTGCGTCGTGTGGCGTATCGTCACCGGTGGGCAAGCTGAGGTCGATTGTGTAGTTGGTAGGAGTAGCGGACGAAGTGACATTGTAGGATTCTCTGTAGCTCGGGTCGAGCTTCTTTAGCAGGAACATGACCATGGTCGGATTGGTTGGCGCCATGCGATAAGCGATGTCTTCTAAGTACTCGAGGCGCTTGGCTTTGCCGACTTCGCGAGCGTGTTGTAATTGCTCGGCAAAATCAGGGTCGACCTGCGCTTGACGCCACATGGTCTTTTTGTCGACGCCAACCTTTTCGCAGGCAAGGCTTGTTAGCCCAATCTCAGCGACGGCTTCGAGGAGGTCGGCAAACTTTAACTTGACGACGTCAATCTTCTGTCGTGGTGTCGCCATTGCCGATTGCCTCAAACGTCATAAAGCGCAGAATCATATTCACGATACTCAATGCGACGGTAAGCTGAGGATAAAACTCGGTCAACTCTGGCCACTTGGTCAGCGTGCCAATAACGACGGCGAGCAATGCGAACACGTTAAACCACAGGGTCTTTGATTCATACCATGGCTTCATATTATTTCTCCATAAACTTTAAGGCGATAGGTACAACCACACTGGCCAAGACTAAGCCACCGTACAGTCGATTCACATGGTCTTCTAACTTTGATACTCGTGCTTCAATCATTTCGAAGCGGAGCGCGCCATCGTCCAAGCGCTTGGCGATGTACTTGATGTCACGGCTTATCTCTGCGATGGCGACGTCAACGTTTTGGGGCGGTGTGGTCATCCTGTTACTCCCATGTGTAAACTCAGTAACTGCCAAAAGACATCCCACGGAAAAGCGTAGGGGTCGTATTTGCCTTGCGTATCAATCCCAGCGTGTGGCGTAATCATCTGTATGCTTGGCCACTTCTTAAGCCAGATAGCGACTTGCTCGGCGGTGCTATCTACTTGACTATGCGGGTACGGATCGGGCACCGTTTTTGACCCGCTGTTCATAATCTCAATCCCAAGACTCATTCCGTTCGGACTGCGATTCCCCAAGCTGCCAATGACGCTATAGCCGACGTGATAGGCGATGCGTTCATCGATGACCATGCGAGTACGCCGTCCGTCCTTGGCAATGATGCAGTGTATCGAGACGCCACGGGGATTATTCCGCAGGTACTCTATCTGACTTTGTGGTGACCCAGCCGAGCCGGTGTGATGCAAGACGATGACCTCGGGTGGCATTGGTCGGGCACCGCCTTGGCTTAGTGCGGGCACAATATCGACGGGGTATGGCATAGAAAATTCCTCCCTAACTCTATTGTCAGGGGGGTGTCAAGGGCAAAGCAAAGCCCCCACGATGATGGCGCGTCGTGGGGGCTTCGGTATCCGGAGTCAGTGACCATGCAAGATTTAGTATATCACAGTTTGACAATGCGCTTGATGTAGCTGGCTAAGTCGTTTAGGTAGTCTTGCACCTGTTGAATTGATGACTTGCCCGCAATAAATCCCATACGGATTTGGTAGTTAGCGTCCCATACTTTTGCCCACACAAGGTCAGCAACCTGATTGGGGGTGAGTAGTTGATTAATCTGATTTTGCATTGTTGCCACTTGTTGCTCAAGCGTAGTGACACGGGCTTTCAACTTTTGCGTATTATCCATTGCGCCGTTCGCTGTGTCTTTTGCGTTGTTGGCAATGGACGCGGCGTTGTTGGCGGCGTTGTCTGCCGCAGTAACGCTCTGCTTGACCGCATTGAGTGATGATTCATCCACGTTGACCACGGTGCTGGACGGCGTGTCGCTAGGGTCGATATATCCCGTAATCGGTTGATACCATTGCTGGCCGTTGCTATCAACATAGCCCAAATAGAGTTGCTTATTGAGGATGACCAAGCTACCAGCGGTGCCGGGGATAAACCACACGACTTGTGGCTGCCCACCTCTGACGGTGCGAACGACGTGCGGACCCCATGGCCCACCGGCAACCGTACTGCATACGGTGACTTGGAACGTCGTGCCCGTTTTGTCAATGACAAATGAGCATCCGCTGCCCGAGTACGAGCTGTTAATCATCGGTAATGGCGTTGGTGGTTGTGGTTGCGTCATCGGATAATCTCCTTTACTCTGCGTGTCATCTCATTATACTCGCTGTATGTCATCGCTCCACCTTGGGCAACGTGATTCCCCGCTGTCCTTGATATTTACCACCTTTGTCTGCATAGTTTTTGGCAGCGGGGCGACCACGAAAAAACAAGACCTGGGCGATGCCTTCATTTGCATAGACACGGATCGGCAGAGGGGCGGTGTTGCTTAGCTCAATGGTGACGTGACCCTCCCAGCCTGGCTCAAGCGGCGTCGTGTTGACGATGAGCCCACAGCGGGCATACGTTGACTTGCCGACGACCACGCACAGCACGTCCTTGGGGATGCGGAAGTATTCTAAGCTTCGACACAGTACAAACTCATTGGGCGGTATCTTAAAATGCGGTGCCACGGTGGCCGTCATGAGTTCATGCAGGTTGCCCCGCTTCGGGTCGATGACTCGGGCGCTGTCGTGGTTGAAGAATTGCCATTCATCGGCGCATCGCATATCGTAGCCATACGACGTCACGCCGTAGCTGATAACGCCGGTGCGGACTTGGTTAAGCTCCGCACCCTCAATCATGCCTGCGTCAATCAGGGCTTTGATTTCGGTATCGTTTTGTATCATCTCATCACCGCCTTTCCCGTGCTATCAATTCGTAACCACTTTGCCCAGCAGGGCTTAGACGATGCCCAGTGACGCCAGCCGGCCCCGTCGTCCCAAAGATAGACGAAGGTGTCGTACTGATTTTTCGGCGTATCCAGCTCCGCGTGGTCGTAGCCGTTGAGCCAGACGTAGGTGGCGTCGTTGAATTGCCACGCCCCACCGTCGTGGGTGACGGAGTTTCGCGCGGTCATTGAGTAACTCCCGAAGGTCACGGTGTCGCCTGATTCGCACGACGCCACGGCGACGGCTTCCGGCGTCACAAGCAACGGCTCCACGTGGCACGAGCCGAGTGAGCAGGCAAGGTAGAGCATAAGTTCAATCATTACTTCCACTCCTGCAATTTGATGAGAATCGAGAAAACGATGAGGGCAATGATTGCCGCAATGTCATAGGCAATGACAAGCTGGATAAGCGGTGGTAATGAGTTAAGTAATTCAATCATTGTCTTTCCTCCGTCAGTACGTCAAGGGCTTCGTCGAAGCTGCGTATCACGGCGATGCGACCGCCGGTCCAGCTTCGGAAGAATTGTTCTTGCGTCGGTCGAATATAGCCCTTCGTCGTTTTGATTTCGAGTAGGTAGGTACGACCACGCCAGCCGACGAGGATGTCGGGCACCCCTTTGCCGACTGCTGCTAAGTCGATGACCACGGCGCCGATGGCTCGAAGCTTTTCGACGATTTCGATATGGTTGGCGTCGTAACTGGTTTGTCTACGTGCTGCCATTGTCATCTCCTTGTATCTTGGCCCATGCTAATTGTACTTCGAGTGAACGGAGGTCATCCTTGCGGATGCGGTGTGTCCACCACGCCTCGACGAGGGTAGCGAAGTCACCACCCTGTTCGATTGTTTTGACGACGCGGACACTAAACTTTTGCATTGCATCCATGCGTTGGAACGGTGACATCAATACGCTCAGCTCCGCTGCGACTTCGAGCATCTTGGTGAATCGTGGCTCAAGCTCGGGTGTCACGAGTTTCCCCCACGTGTGGGCCAAGCGGTCGATTTCGGTGTGCAGTGCCGTCACGAGGGATCGGCTGGGCTTGGCTCTGCAGCCGTCGCATAGCTGCGGATACGGTGACTTTGCATTGATGCGGTCACGGCAGACTAAGCATTGCATCGTGGTCGGTACGGTTAAGAACTTCATCGAACCTCCTTTTTTACTAAGTGGGGCGAGGTTGAAACTTAGGCAGACGGGGCAATCATTAAACGCTCTTCGTCGTCGTGCCAAGTGATGACGTTGCGACTCAGTAGCTCATTCATATCTGCTTTGATGGCGGCCCAGATGGAGCGTGGGCCAATCTGCGGACATACGTTGTCTGGGCGCGTTGCCTCTTTGCGAAGTATGGTAATTATCTGTTCCTTATATACTATGTCACTCTGGTCACTCTTGCCCTGTTTGATTGATTCGACTGCCTCAAACCCCTCAGTCACTCTTGAATCACTCTTAGTCACTCTTGCTCCCTCTTGGTCACTCTTCAGTACTTCTTGGTTATTCTTATCTGATTCTATAGAGTAACCAGAGTGACCAGAGTGATTAGAAGTACTAGAGTAACCAGAGTGACTGATATTTGTATAGGGCTTGTACTTTCCGTAGCCCATCTTCTCTACAAGCTTATCCTGTACCAAGCGACTCAGTAACTTCTTTACGGCTTCCGGTGTTTTGCTAATCTCCAGCGCAATCTCCGACGGCGTCATGGCAATGCTAGCCGCGGCCAACACGTCGTATATCTGCCGTCGCTCTGCGCCTGTGCTTTGCAGTAGGCGAAGCTTCTGATCAACAGCGTGAGCACCTAAGAAGTCATCCCACGTCAGGTCAACGCGGTCGGTGTCGTGGATATTCCGGTCTACCATTTGGAGTACGGTGTTGTACTGATTGTCGGGGTCTTTGGTGAGGAGCCACATAGCATCGACGGCGCCTTGGATGCCGGTCGAGCCGCTGATTTTGTCGAAGGGATTGTCACCCTTGAGCATCTTTGTTTTGTTGGTGTGATGCACCACGATGATACAGATGTTCCGCCTCGTGGCCAAGCGCTGAATCTTCTTGAGTGCGTCGTAGTCTGCGGTGTAGACTGGGGTGCGTGGGTCTACCGCTTCTTTCCACTGTGCGAGCACGTCGATGATGACGACGCGTACATCCATGTGGGCGTCAAGCCATAGCTCCAAGTGATCCCCAGCTTCACTGCCGCGCCATGGCCAATCGTCGCCAAAGCCGAAGTACAGATTTGTTGGCCACGTCTTGCCGTGCATCATATTGGCGACACGACGATGCACCGAGTTTTCGCTCATCTCAAGGTCAAGGTATAACACGCCAGTGCTTTGCAATACGTCGAATCGCTCAAAGACCTTGGAGCCTTGCGCTACGTTGAGCGCCAAGTGCAACGCTAAGAAACTCTTACGACTCTTAGGTGCCCCAGCCAGCAAGTAGCACCCCGTACTCATGAGGTCGTCAATGATGTACTCGAGGGGTGGCACGTCCTTCTTTTGTAAGTCCGCAGCCGTCACCGTGCGAGGCAATGCCTCAACGTACTCCACAGTGCCGAGACTATGGGGCAATGCGTAAAACTCTGTGGGACTCCATAGGCGCAAGTAATCCGCAATGTCGCCCTTGGCGTCCAGCTTCATATCGACCACGGTCACGGCGTAGCCAACATCGGTCAGTTGCTTGTATAACTTGCGTGCGGCGTTCGCTCCTTTGTTGTCGCAATCCATAGCAACCACGATAGCACCCCTGTACGCCTCTAGGAGCGACTCTAGGAGCTTCTCTGGTATCTCTCGTTCACTTCCTCCGGTAATGCACGTTACCGGCATGCCTAGCGCTTGGGCGACCACGGTCGACGCCTCGCCATTGCAAAGCGTCAACGGGAATCCGCCGGACTCCGCAATTTGCAGTGCTTGGCCAAGCTTGTACCATGACGAGGTGTAGCCCTTGCCATGGATGTACTTGGCACTTCCACTGAGCATCCGGTATCTGGTGCCGGTGTCCGTGGTGAAGGCGATGGCAGGGTTTCCGCCACGACTCGACGGCGTCCACCCCGCCTTGCGAAACACCTCTTCGCTTGCGCCATGATCGGCACAGAACTCGGCGAAGGTCTTCGCCTTGGCGGTGTCCGTCGTTGGGGCAAGCTTTGGGAGTTCGATGTTCATACGCTTGGCCAAGGTGTACAGCGAGCCACCCTCTTGGGCGACGTGGTCAAACCACGTGCCATGCTCGCCGTCTTTGATAGTCAGATGAAACGCTTCGCCGTCGGAGCTGGCACGAAGGGGAGACGATGAGCGGTACTCACCATTCCCCCGTGCCTTGACGTTGCGAAGCTGGGCGACGACTTTGTCGGCGGTTGATTGGGTCATGAGTTATCCTCGATGTAGTACACCGTATCGCTCATCGTCTGCCCTTTGTGTTGACGAATGAAGAGCTTAGAATGTGGGCGGTCATCACCACCATGAGGAAGAGGGTATACATGACATTGCTCACAATAAAATGTCATGCTAACATCATTACTGCGTAAATCTACTGAAATTATATGTGTGTATTCATAACTACAAATTTGACATTGAAGAGTACTTTCTTTCCAAGGGTCAGACCGGTCGTAAATAGCTTTCCACTTCTTCGGCTTCGGTGATGACGGCGTGTATACTTTGCGATTCCATCCGTCCGGCGTGGCGGTGCCAAGGGATTGAATGTACTCTTGTTCCTTCCTGAGTGCTTCGGGCTTCGTAGCCACTTCTTCGAGTAGCTCCATGGTCATGCGGTAGCCCTCAGTGCGCAACGCTTTGTACACTGCGCTGTTGGTGTCCGCGCGGTGTTGTTCCCAGCGTGCGACCAAGTCTCCACCGGTGATGCCGACGTACTTCATATCGGTGTCGAGGTGCTTAATCAAGTAAATCTTCCAGCTCATCACTTCGCCTCTTTCTTCGCTTTCGGCATTATCGCCTTGGCCAATAACTGCGCTATCAACGCATTGCGACTGAGTCCTTTTTTGTCTGCCATTGCCTCCAGCCTGACGACGGTGTCCGCAGATATTAAGATGCTGAACCGTGCTTTGTCACCGGCGGGCGCTTGGTTATTCCGTAGTCGTGGCATATGCCCTCCTGCTATGTGTAGAATGTGATTATATCACAATAACGCTACGTATCAATCAGCGAACTGACAAGGAATCCTTGTCAGTTCGCTATGGTTTACAACAGGCTGGCTTGGCGCAAAAACGCATCCTCCGCCGTCGCCGTCGTCACTGCCTTGGTCGGTGCGGGGCTGATGCCATGCGCTGCCAAGTCCCACCACATGGTCGGTGTCCAGTGTCGCCAATCATTGACGGGGTTTTGCATCGCCTCGACACAGCGCAGCGCCGCCTCATCAAGGTCACAGCTCAGGTGAGGCATTGCCGCCCACACTGTGAAGCCTTCGTGGACGCGGACTTCGCCGGTATCTTCGATGACCGATACGCAGGCATGGCCGTCCCAGCCAAGCGGGCGCATCGATGGAGCGAAGACGTCATAGAAGCGCTGGTGGGGTATCGTTGAGACTGTACGTGGCTTCATCACTTCGCCTCCCGTCGTAGCATCTGCACATAGGCGGCGGTACATCCCCAGTCGTCGGCAATGCCTCGTGCCGATCCCTCGCCGTGTACCGCAGTCATGAACTTCGGATTGTTGCGCAGGGCATTGCGGAAGACTTTGGCGACGCCGAGCTTGACCCGATGTTTTGACACGACGCTAAGCCCTAGTCCGAACATCGTTGCGACTTCGGCTGGAGCCTTGGTCTTTACGGCGTGCCGGAACTCCTTTGAACGAAGTATCTGTTGCTTGGCGATGCCGAGCTGACGACGCATCTCGATGACCGAACTCATACAGTAGCGATGCTTTGCCATGACCTCTTTGACTCGCATCGTCCGGACGTCGTGAACAAGCTCGGCGTTCGCTTGCCATTTCCTCGATGCGACGGTGTCATAGTGCGCCGAGCGGACGTAAGGGCGACCGTGGCTAGCTCTGAGCGCTCGGACGTGCGACACGCTGACGTGGTAGGCTACGGCTATCTCTGCGGTCTTCTTGGTGGAGTCGAGGATGGCAATGCGGAAGTTGATGTCATCCATGATGCTTGTGTAGGTTTGCATAGTCCCCTCCAAAGTAACAGCCCCGCCGATCCCTTTGACCGACGGGGCTGTCTGCGTAATTCTAGAAAAGTCCTTCGTCGTCCACGATGGGCTTAATGACGTTGCGCTGGATATCGACGGTCTTCATGTCGAAGCCCTCCGCAGGCGCTTCGTTGACCCGCAGGTCTTTCGCCCATGTCGTGGTCGCTTTGTACGCTTCGTCCGCCTTGGCCAACATCGCTTTGCCGACGTACAAGTCTATGCACGTTTGGCGTGTGATGGTGTCGATGGCGATGTCGTACTGCGGCAAAACGACGTCGCTACCGTAGCCGGTACTCGTGGTCACCACTTTGCCCTTTGGTCCAATAGGAGCCGCTATGGGTACCCAGAACGCGAACTCTGGGATTGACGCCGACGCCGTCTTCTTCGCTTCTGCCAATACCAACTTGGCATCGGCAAAGACTGACCCGGTCTTGGCGGTGACGGCTTTGCCGACCAAGCCCTTGATTGGCCAGACCACGAGCTCGTCGTAGCCTTCGACAAAGCAAAGGAGTTCGGTGTAGATGCGCATGCCTGCGTTGGGCTTGTAGTGTGTCTCCCACGTCTTGGAGCGCAGGCCGTTGACGGTCACCTCGGTGTAGGCTTGGCTACGCTTGCGAATCGGCACAATGCGCAGCCGTGATGTCTCATAACCCGCTTCGTCGTCGAAGCGCTCCACCGCTTGCCACGGCTCACTCATTGCGCCGACCGCGTCCGCCTTAGCGTAGAACTTGCCAACGACACCGCTGGACTTGGTGGTACTTAGCCAGATAATCCGGGGGAAGCCGTCGGTGGCGTCGGTGTCGCCGTGGTCGGGGACGAAGCCTAGGGCGCTGATGTCTTTGTCGAATGACATTGTGATGCTCTGCTTTCTACTTTGTCTTTGCGTTGTTGCTGCGTGTGTGAAATTCCATGTACATGATAGCCCTGCGGATGACCTCAGATGTGGACACGAAATAGCCCTTGTTTTCTTCGGTCAGGCGTTGCTTAAGTATCTCCAGCGTGTCCGACGCTTCCGGCGTCATGATGTGGGTGACCTGTGTACTACCGGTCGTGGGATTGAGGCTTTGTCGGCTGGGTGGCATTGTGTCTCCTTGGTGTGGAGCCCCGCCCGGCTTGGCAGGGCTCCAAAAGATCTCTGTGGGCTTAGTTGGGGTAGCGCTTGGCGGTGGGCACCACGGCGACCATCCGCGCTTCTTGCATCATGCGAGCGTAGTTTACCCAGTGCCCTTGGCGGTCAAACCAGCCTTGGCGGTTGGCGATGGCTTCGACGGTTTCGTCATAGGTCAGCACTTGGCCGTCGGCGCCGTATGCGACGGCTTCGACGGGGGTTTGGGCGGCAAGTTCAGCAAAGTAGGCGGCCTCGGATTCGTTGGCAGCAGCGGCTTTGATAGTGGCGCGGGCGGCGAGTTCGACGG